TTCTAACTTCAGAGGCACGGTCAGCATCAATTACATTGTCCCCATTGAAGGGAAGGATGTGTGTTTAGCTCACATTCCTTCTGGAGGTGTATTTGCTGATATTCGTCATTTGTTTCCAAAGAAGATCACAGCTTCAGGTTCTGGAAAATTTCTTTATAGAAATCCTGATGGCACATTGAAGAACGATGATATTCGTTTGAACTGGTGCAGGAATTCCCAGTCCGGTGGTCCTGGTTACGAATACGTGTTGCCTTATGACACTTTTACTGGTCTTTGTATGGGTGTTGCGGTTGCAAATTTCGCTCGCAATTGCATCGCTGGAGTTCATTTGCGCGGTGTTAAGGACAAACCTAATGGTTTAGCTCTTACTGTTACGCAAGATGATATTAGTAAAGCTTGGGAGAAGGCACATAAGCAGTGGAAGGGAGCTTTTCCATCTACTGTTAATGGTGATTTTCCTCAGGCTCGCTATGAGAAGCAAGTGTTGTTGACACAAGAGATCCATCCTAATTCTCCCATGAATTATTTGCCCGTTGGAAGCAATGTCGAGTATTTGGGTCAAGACGGTCATCGTATTAGTCACACCAAAAGTAAAGTTAGGAAAACGCCTATTTCCGATGTAGTAGCAGAGGTTACTGGTGTTGTGAATACATTTGGTGCTCCTAGTTTTGATCGTAGAAGAATGTGGCAAGCATCTTTGGCTTTTTCTGCTAATCCTAGTCCTGGGATTGAAGGTAGCCTTTTGGAATTAGCCTATGACGATTATTTAAATGGTTTGCTAGAAGTTTTCCAGAGTGAAGATCACAAAGATTGGATTCATAAAGAACTTGTTCCTTTGACGGAAATGGAAACCCTATGTGGTAAAGATGGTAAGCGTTTTATTGATGCCATGCCCAAAAACACTTCTAAGGGTTATCCACTATCTGGTCCTAAAAGAGACATGATTGAATTACTTGATCCTGCTGATTATCCTGGTTTTCAATGCCCGGCAAAGGCTGATCCCCAAATTATTGCCGAGGCTGAGAATATGGAACGCTTGTTGCTTGAGGGAAAGAGATGCTATTCGATTTTCAAAGCTTGTGTTAAAGATGAACCTACGCCCGTTTCCAAGACTAAGGTTAGGGTCTTTCAAGCTGCAGATTGGGCAACCCAAATGCTAATTCGAAAGTATTTCTTGCCATTAGCGCGTCTTCTTTCTTTGTTTCCAATTCATTCTGAATGTGCTGTTGGAGTTAATGCTCAAGGTCCTGAATGGGACGAGCTGGCCAAACACATGAAGAAATTTGGTGACGATCGTATTTTGGCTGGAGATTACAGTAAGTATGACCTTCGTATGCCTGCGCAACTTATCATTGCAGCTTTTGCTGTTTTAATTGATATTGCGGAGAAATGCGGAAGGTATACTGAGAGAGACCTTAAGATTATGAAGGGACTTTCCACTGAAGTAGCGTATTCCTGCGTTGCTTACAATGGAGACATCATTATCCACAAGGGATCTAATCCTTCTGGTCAAAATTTGACAGTATACATTAATTGCATTGTAAACTCCTTGCAATTAAGATGTGCCTACTATCACATGTATCCAAATTACATGGGTCCTCCTTTA